CAGAAGCTGATTACCCAACTATAAACGAAGGAAAATACGCAGGAGTAATTGCAGTAGGAGGCCTATTGCTGGCTAGGATACCAGAGGAAATCGCGAAATCTCGTGAAGAGTATTTCAAAAAGCAGACTCAAGATAAAGAGGAAGCAATTAAGAACGATATTCTAAAGGAACAGCACCCAAGTATGCCGTTCAATAGTGAGCGACAGACTCGTGTAACTTTTGGTGGTACAAAGAAAAGCTAATTATTTAGCAATTCCTAACCAACAAATTAACTTTAACTAACAAGGAAAATACTATGGCAAATGCAAGTACTACTGGATTTGGTTTTAGAGCTGTAATGACTGTTGGAAATACTCCAGCAACTTCAGGACAATCTGAATATCAAGTTCAAACAGCACCAGGCGTTGGTTTGTACAAAGGTGACCCTGCATCTATTCAAGATGCTTCAGGAGCACAAGGATATGCACAAGATGCATCTTTTACACTTACTGACGATGGTGGAGCAGGTGGAACAAGCTGGGCGAACAACGCTGATGCACTTTTAATAGGTGTATTAAACGGGTTCTTCTATATTGATTCAACTGGAAAACCTAAATTCGCTAATTCAGTTCCTGCTGGAACTACAACTAGCGTAGATTACAATACAGGTAGTAATAATATTACTGCTTTTGTAATCGATAACCCAAACCAAGAATATGTTGTTAAAGCAGATGCTGCTGTAACACAAGCTATGCTTGGTGCGGCTAATCAAATGAACAACTTAAGCTGGACTGCTTCAGATAATAAAGATGGTCAATCGATCACTCAATTAGATGTAAGTACTGCGGCTACAACAGGAATGTTTACTTTGGTAAGATCAGCGAATGACCCTGAAAATAATGACCTAACGGTTCCAGGTGCAAACGTTATCGTTACTATTGGTAAATCTTCAGCGTTGTACAACTAATAGCGAATAAGGAGATAATAAACTATGGCTATATCAAGAGCACAACTAGTTAAAGAACTAGAACCAGGTTTGAATGCTTTATTCGGTCTGGAATATCAATCATATGCTAATGAGCATGCTGAAATTTTCGATACAGAGACTTCAGACAGAGCTTTCGAAGAGGAAGTAATGTTATCTGGTTTCGCGAATGCAGCAGTAAAACCTGAAGGTCAAGGCGTGACTTACGACGATGCGCAAGAGACTTTCACAGCTCGTTACACTAACGAAACAATTGCTTTAGCGTTCTCAATCACTGAAGAAGCGATCGAAGACAACTTGTATGACAGACTTGCGTCTAGATATACAAAAGCTTTAGCAAGATCAATGGCTAACACAAAACAAGTCAAAGCAGCTGCTGTTTTAAACAATGCGTTTAACAGTAACTATGCTGGTGGTGACGGAGTAGAATTATGTTCTGCTGTTCACCCAACAATTGCTGGTACATTTTCAAATGAATTAGCAGTTTCAGCTGACTTGAATGAAACTTCATTAGAGCAGTCTTTAATTGACATTGCTGCGTTTACTGATGAAAGAGGCCTAAAAATTGCAGCTAAAGGAATGAAATTAATTATTCCTTCAGAGCTTCAATTTACTGCGGACAGACTTATGAAGTCTGACCAAAGAGTAGGAACAGCTGATAATGATATCAATGCTATCAAAAACATGGGAATGATTCCACAAGGTTATACTGTGAACCATTACCTAACTGATTCTGATGCATTCTTTATCAAAACAGATGTACCTAATGGTCTAAAACATTTCGTTAGATCACCTATCAAAACTTCAATGGAAGGTGATTTCGATTCTGGTAACATGAGATACAAAGCTAGAGAGAGATACGTATTTGGTTTCTCTGATCCTAGAGGTATCTTCGGATCACCAGGAGCATAATAACAAAATAAATAAAAAGGGGCTTTCGAGCCCCTTTTTTTAATAATAAGGTGTGAATATGAAAAAACTTCTAATCAATATCTGGGCTTATGATCATCATGCTAAATTTGAAATTTTAGCAGACGATAACGCTGAAGCTGTTGAAAAAGCTATACTTGACAAACTAGGAGAAAAAAGTATAAAATGGGAAGATCTCGGAAAAAACTATAGTTCCGAGTTAAATCGTATAACTTTTGAGGAGGTTATAAATGATACAAGACCTATACAAAGCAAAAAGGTCCTTGGAGTTGAAGTGGGAACAAGAGCATCTGGATAATAACAGATATACTCTTGAGATGGTTAGAATTGACGATAAAGTCAGAGAAATCATCACAAAAATAAAGCTGGAAGAAGCAGCTATTGCCCACAAACAAAACAGAATAGAAGCTGTTACTCCAGAAGTTTCAGTAGCTTCTTAAGTAAAAGCTACATCGTTGGAAAAATCCAATCTGTACCGTAGGCCCTCTTGCACTCTACTTAAAAATAATATATAAATTACTAACTATACATTAATTAAAATTAAATGTAGACGCGTATAGTCGACAATTTCTAGGGACTACATTTAAATATTCTAGGAGGAATATAAAATGGCAAACACTACTTTTTCGGGACCAATAAAAGCCGGAACAATAAAAGACACAACAGGTACAACACTTGGAACAGATGTAAAAAATACTGGTCAAGTTGTAATGGTACAATCACAAGCTATTACTCAAGCAGATGGAACAACTAATATTGTTATTCCTGCTAATTCACAAATTTTAGATATTGAATTATCAGTAACTACAGTTTGGAGTGGAGCAGCAACTACAGCTGGTTTAGGTTGGACTGGCGATGCAACTGCATTAACAGCAGCTGCAGGAGTAGCAGGTGGAACACTTGGTATTGTAGAAGCTGGGCCAGGTGCAGATGCAACTAGAGTGGGAAACTGGGCTGATGTTGGAACTACTGACAGAAGAATTCTTGTAACTAACACTAATACAGGTGCTGGTGAAGGTTTTGTAACTGTTAGATACGTTCAAAATAATAACTTAAGCTAATAAAATATAAGGGCTCCTTCGGGAGCCCTAAAAATTTAGGAGAATAAAATGAGCTATAAAAGCGATATACAAGCTACAAGATCAGCCGCAGCTGCAGGAGCTACAGCAATCATAGCACAACCTATTAGATTAAGAGGTATAATAATTGCTTCTGATGGAGTTGGTGCAGGATTATTAGAATTAACTACTACATCAAATACTGGAACAACTTTATTTATTGGAGATGTACCACAAGGTGATGTAATTAATTTTTCTTTTCCAGAAGATGGAATTTTATTTCCAAAAGGAATATTCTGCAAAACTAAAACTAATGTTGCAGCTTATACATTATTAACAGATAAATATTCGGCTCCAGGTTTAACAACATAGGAAAATAGTTAATGGCAACTATTACTTATACAGTCACCGTAGCTTCGGGACAGAATGCTTTTGGTACCGGTAATAAATTTTATATTAACGGTGACGTAAGTCCTGTTCTTTATTTACAAGAAGGCAATACATATATATTTGATACTTCTGACTCAAGTAATGCAGGTAATACATTAGCATTTTCAAAAACTAAAGACGGAACAAACACTGCAGGTGGTGTTGCTTACACAAACGGTGTAACTACAAATGGAACAGCAGGATCTTCTGGATCCAACACAACCATTATCGTCGGTCCAGTAAAATCTATTGAAGCTCCATTATTATTTTATTATTCAGCGGCAACCGCGGGTATGGGTAATGCAGCGCAACCAATTGAATCTACTTCAGAAACTACAGAATTTAATCCTCAAATAGATGATATAATAGAAGAGGCTTATGAGAGAACAGGTGTAGGAGGAACTAGAACAGGTTATCATTTAAAATCAGCTAGAAGATCTCTTAATATTATGTTTCAAGAATGGGGCAACAGAGGTGTTCATTTATGGAAAGTAAAATTAGCAAAAGTACCTTTAGTATTAGGACAAGCAGAATATAATTTTGCTTCTGATTCAGCTAATTTTCCAAGTGATATTAGTGATGTATTAGAAGCTTTTTATAGAAATAATACTGACACAGCAAATCCACAAGATATTTCATTAACTAAAATAGATAGATCTACTTATTCTCAAACACCTAATAAATTAGCTAAAGGAACTCCTTCACAATATTATGTAGATAGAAAAGTTTCTCCAAGTATATTTTTATACACTACACCAAGTGCAAGTGTATCAAGCACAACAACACCATCAAATTATCAATTTTGTTTTTATTATGTTTCTAAAGTACAAGATGTAGGTTCTTACACAAATACTGCAGATGTAGTAAATAGATTTTATCCATGTATGATGTCAGGTCTTGCATATTATTTAAGTATGAAATTTTCTCCTGAACGAACAATGGAACTTGAAAGAATTTATGAAGGTGAAATGGCAAGAGCTTTAGATGCAGATAATCAAGGTACATCTAGTTTCATATCACCACAAACATTTTATGGAGATGGTGTATAATGGGTAAGTATGCATCGGGTAAAAACGCATTAGCAATTTCTGATAGATCAGGAATGCAATTTAAATATTCTGAAATGGTTAGAGAATGGAATGGTTCTTTAGTTCATTATTCAGAGTATGAAGCTAAACAACCGCAATTAGAACCTAGACCAGTAGGAAGTGATCCTCAAGCATTATTTAATCCAAGACCTCAACCTGCATCAGTTGCAAGTTTAATTTTATTAAATAATAATCCATTCACAACTGTAATCTACAGTGGTACAACTTTTATAAATGTATATTCATTAGATCATCAAAGATCTACTGGAGACATAGTAAGATTTAGAGGAGCTCCTCAAGTAACATCAGCTGGTTCCGGTGGAGCTGACGCAACTAACTTACAAGCTTTCGCAAATATTCCAACTTTTGATGGAGTAAGTGATATTGATAATGTAAATGGTTTTACTATTACAGTAGGAAAGAAAAATTCAGATGGTAGTATTACTACTGCTGCAGGTACTCTAGGTGAACCTGAAAATTATTTCTTTTTTACAAGCACAAATAATGCTACAAGTGGTGGAATATCAGGTGGTGGAAATAACTGTTCTGCAGGACCAGTAACATTAGGAGTTATAAACGGATAATGGCATACACTTTAGCAAACTTACAAGATGATATTAGAAATTATACTGAAGTAGATAGTTCAGTTTTAAGTGATTCTGTATTATCAAGAATTATTCAAAATGCAGAAAATACTATAACAAGAGCTGTTGATACAGATCAAGATAGATTTTATGCAACATCAAACCTACAAGCTGGAAATAGATATGTTACTATTCCATCTGATTTAAGAGCAATTAGATATGCTCAATTGACAGATGCAAAAGGAAATCAAACTTTTTTAGAACAAAGAGATACTTCTTTTATGGCAGAATATTATGATACTCCATCAACTTCATCAGGACTTCCTAAATATTATGCTAATTGGGATGCTAATTATTGGGTAGTAGCACCTACTCCAGATGATACTTATTTAATTACTTTATCTTATGATAAACAATCTCCAAGTATTACCGAGTCTCCTGGCAACACTTCCGGGACTTATTTAAGTAATAAATATCAAGATTTAATTTTATATGCTTGTTTAGTAAATGCATATGGGTACTTGAAAGGACCACAGGATATGTTACAATACTACACAGGGCAATATGATAAAGCTCTAGAATCGTATGCGATCGAACAAATCGGTCAAAGACGCCGAGACGATTACCAAGATGGTGTTATTCGTGCTCAATTAATTTCTAAATCACCATCAAGCAATAAATAAGGAGAAAAATAAATGGCTAACATAGTACCTGACTCTTTTAAAACAGACCTACTTGGTGGTGTGTTTGATTTTGATTCTGGCGGATCAACTTTCAAACTTGCACTTTATACATCGTTAGGTGGTTTTAGTACTGCCACTACAGCTTATATAACTACTAACGAAGTTTCTTCGTCTGGTACAAACTATACAGCGGGTGGAAATACTTTAACTAATAATGGTGTAGCAATATCAAGTAACATTGCATATGTTGAC